TCAGATATCAGCCAACTCCTTTATTGAGCTTTTCAGGCAGGCAGGAGAGGCCCGGAGACTCTTTCCTTCGAGCTCTCCAAAGCACTCTGCTTTTCCCCAGCTAGCAAGCGGCTTATATAGGCAACTTGTTTACATCTGCGGTTATGACTTAACCATCAGCTGCTACATGACTCAGCGCAAAAAAGCAGAACTTGCGGTTACATTTGCTGTGTCATCCTGACTATGATTTCTGGTAACCGGTTACATTTGCTGTGTCATCCTGACTATGATTTCTGGTAACAGTGACATGACCTTCCTATAACTCTACATAGTCATTTTCCAGGGTAGGCATTTGTTCTCTGTCCTGACAGTCCACCCTTTCTTTTTTCTTTTTGTGCTGATTCTCTCCATTCCATCCATTCTCTTCCATCCATTGCCATATCACCAATATGGGTAGCAGGGTTATATAGGGCATTGTCCTCCAGTTGTGTCTCCAAGGTGAGGTTTTCCATGCCCACCATGTTGCTCTCCATATCTGGATAAAACTGCGATGGGATGTTCTTCTCTCGTGCTCTAAGCTTGCGCAGCCATTTGTACCATCCCCGTTTCTTTTTTGTTTTTCCTCCAATTCCACCGGTGCTTCTATCACCACTGTTACCTGTGTATATCTGATCTGCTTTACTTGCTTGTAAGCCTGCAAACACATTGATATCACACACATTAGTATTCTAAAACACATTAATCCTACAATTCCCATGATAATCCAGGGTATATATTTGAGCCACGAGAACCAAGAGGACCAGTTAAATGCTTCTTGTATTGCTTTCCAAGCATCTGGGATTCTCCTAGCATCTCTTTGAGCTATGTGTACTTGTAATGCTGCTTCTCTGAGTAATAGACTCAAGTTTCCCTCGTGTTGTTCTATTTCTTCCTCCCACTGTTGCCAGGTACAGTTATCTTTAAATCTTGTCCAGTTTACATAATTGGCTACTTCACTTCTTGTTGAGGTTACACAGTAGTGTTGATAATGCCAGCAATCCAATTCTTGGTATACCATCATTCGATCTACCAGGGCTTCCACCCTAGCCACTCTTGCCTCTAGGATTCTTATTCCTTTGGCTATATGCTGTACCATGGCATACGATGCTTCTAACACTTCCTGCTGGGCAGCAGTTGCGTTAGCAAGAGACTGGACAGCCGTCCTGGTATAGGATTGCTGCACGGCGTTTGCGACACCGAGACCAGCTCCTGCAGCAGCGATTATTGCCATGATGGCTAGCACAATAACCAAGCCTATCCCTCTTTTCTTCCTTTGGAGGTTCCTTCTTGACCTCTTGTTTTCCCCTTGCGCCTCCATATATGATTGTGGCATTTCTACAACACCATATGTGTAAGCTCTTACTCTTATTACTTGGTATCGTTGCAGTAACATTTGCTGATGCATCATACTATCTAGACCCCCTAAATTACTCTCACAACTGTATTTTGCTTTTACTTTTCCCCAGAAGTCTCTTCCAGCTATATATGAGTCTCTTTGGCTCTTACATGTCCACTTGTTACTCTCATTTCTGTGTGGTAAGCTACATTTAAGGTTGTTCACTGTTCCCAAGGTCCCACTACCTGTTCTGTCTAGGCTACTGTTGTTACATCTTGAGCAATTTTGGTAGATGTTCCACATTGTTGTCCAATTAGTGTTCGTTCCCATTATTCCTGTTATGGTGCTATTTTGCCTGCATATGATTACTAACAGTCCTCCGCTTGTGCTGTTATACAAATGATTTCCTGACCTTGTACAGTTACATCCATCCCAATTTGTTACACTACAATTCCCCGTTATTGTTCCATTTCCTACTGTTATATTATGTCTTTTAGGTCTTTGTATACATCTGCTTGTCATATGTTCTGTCATATCCAAGTATCTAAATACGTGCCATACTGGGTGACCTGTCCAATTTTGTGAACAATTCCATGAGGGCGTATAATAATATGGGAATTTGTCGCCCCCTATCCAAAGTTCTCCTGTAAAGTTACATATCCCTCTCTCTGGGTTACTGCTAATGTTACACCCTAAGTGATGTAATGTTCCTATTCCATACCACCTTGTTCCATTTATCCCTGTACTCCCATTAATCCTTGCACTCCAGTAAGGAGGCGTTCCATTCACCCATCCTGACAAATTCGCCATCCTCACCCACACCCTTACAGAGAGAGGTAATTTTAATTCCCCATTTTTATCCTTGATCCCTCCATATCGACTTTTCTTTCCCCTGAGGTATTTCATAGCTTCTGGTATTATTTCTGCTCCCTTTGGAATGGGGTATCCTTGTACACATCCTCCCGGACTCTTTCCTTCATCTTGACACCTCAATGATATATTACAGGCTTTTATATTCAAAAACTTCATGCTTTCTTCATCCTCTTTTTCCCAATATACCCGCTGGACTGCTGCTAAGGACATTTTTTCTGTACAAGAAACTGCTTTTGCTTTTGTGCAGTTTATTTTTATTTTTTCAGCATGTCCTGTTTCTTGATTAATAGATTCAGGGTACCAACACCACTCCTCACATCGTAGTAAAGCATAGGGATATGGCACACAAAATCTTCCCCTTATTCTTCCTGCTACCAGATCATCTATATCTTCCTTCGTTTTGTTTGTTCTTTCCTTATACTCCTTTTCATTTTCTTTCATCCATTGCCTCATATTTTCCATTTGCCATAAAGGCCAATGATAAGTATTCCAGGGCCAGTCTTGTTTATATACTTCCTCTAAGATTTCCCTAGATATATTTCTATACTCCAGTTCAGGATCTGGATAGGCCCCCTCGGGTTGACATCCCCATTGAGTGAAATTTTTTGTCACACAGGTCACAGGCACTGTTTCTACGTGCTGCACCCTCTGAAATCCTCCAGGATCACTCACCAATGCTATCACTTCTTCTGCTTGACACTGGTTTCCTTTTCTCACTTCCCACATGAGACATCCCCACAACACAATTTGCAGCACCCACAATACCCCCCATACCACCTGTGCAAACCACTTTTCACATGGTTCCCATATATTTACCTTCTTAATATCTTTTCCTTCTGTCCCCAGGAGGTCAATACTTACCCATGATTTTTTCTTACCTGATACCAGTCCCTGCTGTTCTTCTTCCTCCTGTTGTTGTCTTTTTACTAGCTCCTGTAATACTTGATTCCATGTTTCTCGGAGTGGGGGCTCCATGCCTCTCCTCGTTGTTCTGCTTGGCTTACTTTCTTTGCTGGCCATCCTAGACAGGCTTATCACAGTTCAACATTTCTTACTTGGCTTCCCCAGCCGGGGTTACATAGCCTGCAACCACAATTTCTTCTAACTGCAGCTCCCTTATGTTTCCACATCCAGATCTGTGCTTCCCTAATTACTTGTCTTCTAAGCTGATTATTAGTAAGCATAGCTAGCCATCGTTGTAGTCTTTCGCCAGGTACTCTTTGACTTACATAGTCCCAACATTCCCAGTCTTCATAAAATTGAAATACTCCCTCTACTTCTACTAAGCCTCCTGGCTGTCTTCTTGGTACTTCTTCCATTATTCAAAGATGGATTCCATTTCCCAGCATTCCTGCAGAGACCAAGGTATCGTGTAACCCATTGGGCTACGACACCATGGAAACTTCTGCACTGTGACTCTCCTGGCTCTCCACAATGGCATTACTTGAAATACATGGTCTTTTGCTAGGTGCAATAAAGCTAAGCGTTGTAAGCTTCTTGGATTTGTATTCTTAACTATCTCCCCTTGTATACACGATTTACATAAATCCCACCTATGCTTCCCTATCATGAATTCCCGTATATCCCACCTTGTTTTGTTACAGCTGCAGAGAGCTATTCTCCAATGGAACCAAAACTGATTCTCTTTTCCCTTGTAATCCCCTGGTGATTCATACCAGACCCCTATTGTTTTCCATTCTCCCTGGCTTTTATATTGCCATGCATTTCTAAAATTTATTTGGGCTATCAGATCCAAATCTCGTCTTATCTCCATTTTCCACTGTTTTCCTGATGTTTCCCAATACTCATACCCTTGGTTTTCTTTTACAAACATAAGTTTATGCCCTCTTTTATTCCACATCAACCCTTGTAGCCTTATGGTACTATACCAATAGGGTTCCTGATTTATACTAAATGCTGTTTCTTTCCATGCCCATAGTGGCAACTGGGGTCCTATCTCCCTTGCTTTATTCTTTTTGTATTTCTTTTGGTGGCGGTATGAACTTAACATCTTTGTTAGCTATCACCAGATATCTATCTGTGCCTCTGTCTTTCACTACAATCGCACCGTCCCCGCCCCAAAGTACCTGTGTTGGTCCTTGCCACTCTCCTGGATGCCCTCTTTTTCTTGTTCTGTAATAACAAAATCGAATTTTTTCTTGTTTTGATTTACTTTGTTGCTGTATTCTTTGTTGTTCCTTATTAAATATAAATATATCCATAGGGCTTGTCCCTAGCCCACCCTTTCTTTTTATATTTAGAGTAATGAGGGTCCCTGCGAGGGCTGATTCAAACGCGTTAAACATAGGTATAAGTTTTTCTAATGTATTCTTTAACGTCTGATGTGTTCTCTCTACTAATGCTTGAGATTGTGGGTTCCAGGGGATCCCTGTAGTATGTTCTATGCCCAAATATTTCATTAAGAGCTGAGTAGATTCTGCTACAAATGCTGGTCCGTTATCAGACTGCAATGATTTCGGGGCAAACATCGCATACCATTTCATAGTTTGCACCCTAAATTCTTGTCCTGTTTCTCCTTTTACCCTCTCTGCATAGATTAGTCCTGAATTTGTTTCTACCCAGACCAATATTATCTTGTCTTCATAGTGGGTATAGTCTACTTGCCAATGGTCTATGCCCCTTTTATTACTGCCTCTTAATGTACTAGGCATTTTATTTTCTTGACACACATCACATTGTTGAACTATATCTTCTGCAGCTGTCCTGGGAATCCCAAATTCTAAATGCAAGGACACAGCATCTTGATGCCATTTGTTATGCTCTTCTTCTGCTAGGGGAATATTTTCTATCCAATACATCCCTGTTGATCCAAATCCTTGTTCCCCTCTTTCTGTTTTTCTTGTTTCTCCCCATGGCTCCAACTCTTCATGTATTAGAGGCATGAGGATCAACTGTGCAAATTTTCTTCCCTGTGGTATTACTACTTCTTTATTATTACTATTATATATCACTACTTGTATTGTTCCTTGATATCCCGAATCTATGATACCTCCTTGTACGAATACTCCCTTATTTGCAAAACTGCTTTTGGTCCCTATCATGGCCCACTGGTCCTTTTTCAAATTTATTTTCAAGTCAATTGCTATCCTTTTCACTTGCCCCGCCGGAATGCTTATCTCCTGTGGACATATTAAGTCATATCCAGCATCTTCTGCCCTTTTTTGTAAAATCCCTCTTCCCTCTTTTGCTAAAAATATTTCTGAGATATACCTATCTATTTCTTCATTTTGAGGAATCCCCTTGTGTCCAGGCACCCAATGTACCCCTATTTTTTCTTTATTATGCACTAATTCCATGATTCTCGCTTGTATAGGGTTTCTTATTACTTCTTCGTCCCAGTTCCGCAACATAAATTCATATGCATACCTGCTATCTGTTACTATATTCATTTTTTCTGGTCCCTGTTTACATGCCTCTTCTATGGCCCTCAATTCTAACTGCTGATTTGTCCCTTCTTCATGTATTCTAAACTTTTCACCTGTGGAGGTAATATACCCCAGGCTTCCCCGCCCATTTTTCTTTCCTCCATCGGTATAATATGTTGGTCCTGGGACTACTTCCGCTATTACATTCCTCTTTTTCCACCTCACCGAGCCTTTATAACATGACCAAAATGATGGCATCCAATTTATGTTTCCCATTTGTAACTCTAATATCCAATCTTCTTCCCTTCCCGGCAACAAAATCCAGGGTATCTTGCCTGTTCTTATTATTACTTCTTGTGTCAGTTTTTGTGCTGCTTTGATAATTTGTTGGGCTTGACTCAAATTCTTAATACTATGTACTACATTTACCCATAAAGGTTTTCCTTTTTCTTGAAATACTATGTATTCTATTGCTTTATTTCCCCAATCTAGTTGCCCATAGATATCCTTCTCTTCATCATAATAATTTCCTTCCATTTCCTTCAGCTTTTGTCTACAGGCTTCCCATTCTCTTACATGTATACTCTCTATGTATCTTTCACTTTGTAAAGCCCTATCTCCTTCCATTAATTTTAAGATATTTGGGATGCTTTTTCCTATTAGGGATTGTCTCCAAACTAAATCTCCTACTAATTTCTGTAGTTTATTCAAGGTTATGGGTCCTTCTGTAATCTCTGGGAGCGTATGTTTTTGAAATTTCCATTTCTCCGGATGCAATTCAAATCCAAGCCATTTAGCCGGGTATCCTTCTTGCCTCTTATCTTCAGGCAGCATGAATCCATATTGCGCTATATATGATGCTAGTTCGTTCACGATACCCCTGTGCTCTTCTAGTCCTAAATCACTCCCTATATAGATATCATCCATGTATATTCCAAATTGTATCATAGGGTGTTCTTCTATCCATCCTCTTAATATTTTTTGCATTGTAAATTGATACACTGCAGGACTTAATTTCCATCCTTGTGGTAACACTTTCCAATAATATCTTACACATGGTCCTAAATTATTTGGACTTAACATGGTAAAGCATGTATATTGTCTATATGGCTCATATAATGGTATTGTAAAATATGCATCTCCTATATCTAATATTGTTACATGTTTCTTTCTCTGTAATCCTCCTGGATGCGGTAACCCTAACTGTGCTTCTGCTAAATCTTCTGTTTGCTTATTTAATTCTCTAAAATCTATTAACATCCTCCATTTTCCTGATTTCTTCTTAATACAAAATATAGGGGTATTACAAGTCCAGTGTGGGGGCGCTCTTCCTACTTTCCCTTCCTTCTCTAATCTGTCTACTATTTCTTTTAATCCCTCTAATTTTTCTTGCGTCAAAGGCCATTGCGCTATGTGGGGTCCCTTACATCCCTCTTTTAATCTTACTCTTGTACTGGGAATTTTCTTTTCTTCTAAATTTGCCATAATTAATCCTATTCCCAATTCTCTCATATTATCTCTTCCTAATACTTCTACCGGACTCGTAGCTAACACCACTATGGTACCTCTGATTATTTTATCTTTATATTGCAAGTGTACTTGTTCCCATTTTTCTCCTTCTATTATTCCCCCTATGCCCTGTAATATTATCCTTCCCTTTGGTATCCCTGACATATCATGGGATGTTACTATAGTTTTATCTGCCCCTGTATCTACTAATAATTTTTTCCACCTTGTTCCTACTTTTATTTCTATTTTGGGTGGTGCTTCTGTTACAACATAGGGGGCGCGGACGGCACCACACGTGGCCCCCTCCTGTTGTTTCCCTGCTGTTTCTTCTGCCGGCAGTCCTTTTGCATATGTCCTCTTTTTCCACAATGATGGCATATTATTCCTTGTCTACACTGTCTTGCGAGATGTCCTGGTTTCCCACAATTATAACACTTTTGATTTACCCCTTTTTGTCCTGCCTTCCCTTGCGGTCTCAAAGCTTGTGCTAATAATTGCATCTTAAATCCTTCGGATCCCACATCTCGACATGCTTGCATTTTTTCTTCTACCGTTGCTTGTTGAACCCTCGTCCCCAATGTCCTATCCATCTGCTTTTGACAGTCTGTGCTAGCATTTGTATATGACAATGTTACTTTTAAATATGTTTTTATAGGGTCCGTCACTGGTTCCGCATCAATAGCCTCTAGTAGGCGAGCTATGAAGTCTTCATAACTCTCAGTATTCTTCTGCTTCACTAACATAGGGTTTCCTGGTCTATGTGACATATGCCTCACTGATCTTAACGCTGTTATTACCCACTGCAGGCATATCTGTCTTGCCTGATCCATATTGGCTTGAGATGCCTGCTGATTGGTTTGTCCCACTCCCATTATTTGATCCACCGTGAGGACATTCGGCCCGGGTGGATTTTGTCTTACCCACCTTTCTGCTTCTTCATTTAATTTTCCTTGTATTAATTCCTTCTGTGCTCTATTCCCAGGCATCATAGCCAATACTTCTAATATATCTTTACTAGTCCAGGTAGTAGCATAATATGCCAATTGCCTCTCAAAATCCTCGGACACAAGTCCATGCTGCATTGCCACTGTTTGCAGTTGCTGGAAGACTACTGACTCTACCGCCTTCCAACTTCTCCCTCCTGCTTGCAAATTCACAATAGGATAAACTTCCCTATGTTTCTCTAAGTTGGGGTAGAGTTGCTCTACCTTCTCCCCCTTGGCCTCCTTATTTTCGTGTAGTCCTTCTTTCATACTTATTATTCCCTTTGCTGCCTGCACTGTCTCGGGCTTCATGCCCATTTGACTACACATTATGCAAGCCAACGTAGCTTGCAAGGAGGCGAATTCTCTTTTGCTTGTTTCCTCCGGAGTTAGCCCTTTTAATCTATCCCATACTGTATACATTTTTGTAATCGTCCACGGCTCTGTTTTTAAATCCTCAAATATAAAGTCTATAGTTTTTAATGCCCATAGACAATTCCCTTCTGTCAAGGTCTCCTTCCCGGGCCCTACCCTTATTTTACAAGTTGCTTTAATTACTTCCTTGAGCTCGGGGTATCCCTTTTTCTCCTTTGAGCCTTGCTTCGCCATGTCTCTAGCTAGCCTCACCACGGCGGCTTCCTTACCAGTGTTGCTCTTGTGTCCCCTCGGCCCAGGAGGACGCCCGTGCCCCTCCGTCTTTTAAGGGGTCGCGAACCCTCCTCCTGTGCCCAAGCAACACTTTCTCTTTCACTGAAGGGCTATTCCCTACTTCCCCAGTAGGTGTCTCTCTTACCTTACTTCAGGCGTCCCCGAAGCTTTCTTTCACTTTTTGTCCGTGTCCGTTACTCTCCTCGCCGTCCTCACAGGAGCAGCGTCCGTGGTCCCGTAACTCTCATTTTTCTTCTGATTCTTTGTCGAGCCCCACGTTGGGCGCCAGCTGCGAGATCCGCTCCGGTGTTGCACGGAATTAGTAACGAATCCCGATAATAACCAGGCAAGCTCAGATATCAGCCAACTCCTTTATTGAGCTTTTCAGGCAGGCAGGAGAGGCCCGGAGACTCTTTCCTTCGAGCTCTCCAAAGCACTCTGCTTTTCCC